CAGGTGCTGATCAACAAGCACTATGAGTACAGCCGCCTGATCGAGGACATCGTCGAAGTGCAAGCTCTGACATCGCTGCGTTCTTTCTACACGGAAGACGCCGGCTATGCCCTGGCCAAGCGCATCGACACCGACCTGGTTCAGCTGGGCCGCGCGTTCAACGGCGCTACTGTCGGCACTGACGACTACGCTACTTCTGCTTCCAGCACGAAGGCGTTCATCGGCTCTGACGGCACCACTGCCTACAACAGCTCGACTTCCAACGCTGCTGCTCTGACTGATGCTGCTATCCGCCGCACCATCCAGCGCCTGGACGACAACGACGTTCCTATGGACGGCCGTTTCTTCCTGATCCCACCGTCGAGCCGCAACACCCTGATGGGTCTGGCCCGTTACACCGAGCAAGCGTTCGTCGGCAACGGCGACGCTATCCGCAACGGTGAAATCGGTCAGCTGTACGGTATGGCTGTGTTCGCTTCTACCAACGCCGACACTGGCGCAGGTAACAGCGGCGCTGACCGTATCTGCCTGATGGGTCACAAGGACTCGATGGTTCTGGTTGAGCAGATCGGCATCCGTTCGCAGACTCAGTACAAGCAGGAATACCTCGGTACCCTGTTCACTGCTGACACCCTGTACGGCGTGAAGGCTCTGCGTACCAGCGCCACCAGCACCGCTTCCAACGCCTCCGGCGCGTTTGCCCTGGCTGTTCCAGCCTAATGATGATCCCCCGGCCACAAGCCGGGGGGTTATCCTACACAGGAGTAATAAATGGCTGCTGCATCCGCAATCACATCCCGTCGCGGGAATGATCAATTCCGAGGCGTCTACTCTGACACTTGGGCTGTTACCTGCACCTTGGACTCGGCTTCTGTTGCCGATCAAGCTGCGGCGACTGATACTGTTGCTGTCCCGGGCGTTGCTCTGGGCGACATGGTCATCAGCATGTCGGCTGGCGTGAGCGAGGCGGGCGTTGTCCGCCGCGCCTATGTCTCTGCTGCCAATGTCGTGACAATCGCTACCACCAACACCACTGGCGGCGCGGTTGACTTGGGCGCTACGACCGTTAAACTGGTCATCGGCCGTATGGTCTAAACAACAGGGGGCTTCGGCCCCCTGTTTTTTGAAAGAGAAACATGGCTACATATCGTTGTTTGCAAAGTGGTAATACGGTGACGTTCACGCTGCAACATGACATCGACACGATGAAGGGCCACGGCGGCTACGTTCGGATCGACGAAGAAGAAGTGCCTGAGCGCAAAGATTTGCCCCTGACCGCACCGACGCCTGTTCGGCGTCCTGGCCGCCCTCGTAAAGTTGCTGAAGGAGTCTGATATGTACGGTAAAGCCCCAAAGATGGCCAAGAAAGCCATGCCCGTTACGGTTGTCGTTGCTGTTGGCAAGCCTAAGCCGTTGCCTAAACGTGGCCAGCGCACCGCTACCAACAAAATGGCAAAAAAGAAATGAAGACCAAAGCCGAAAAGAAGGTCAGCAAGGTCATGCGCGAATACAAGGCTGGTGGCCTGCACTCAGGCAAAGGCGGCCCTGTGGTCAAGTCGCAGAAACAAGCGGTTGCCATCGCCCTGTCGCAAGCAGGCAAGGCGAAAAAGAAATGAAGACTTCGGCCTGGCAACGAAAAGAAGGTCAGGCTAAGACTGGGGGATTGAACACCAAGGGGCGATCATCATATAATGCAAGCACTGGTGGCAATCTCAAAGCGCCAGTGAAGTCAGGCGACAACCCCAGGCGGGCCTCCTTTTTAGCGAGAATGGGCAGTATGCCCGGGCCTGAGTACAAAGATGGTGAGCCTACGCGGCTACTGTTGTCCTTGAAGGCTTGGGGCGCAACGTCCAAAGCAGACGCTAAGGCAAAAGCCAAAGCGATCTCCGCAAGGAACAAGAAATGAGACCCGTATCCGTAGGTGTACAGCCCGCAGCCGAAGTAACCACGGCGGTTTACACCGTTCCGACGGGTTATTACGCGCTGTTCAATCTGTTGTACGTACACAACACAGGGTCGCAGAACAAGTTCATCACTGTGCAATGGTTTGACAAGAGCGCCAACAACAGCATCGACATTCTGACTGCTGTACCCTACGCATCCAAGACGTATACGCAGTTCAGCGATGCCTACATTGTCATGGAGGAAGGTGATCAGCTCCGCGTTACGACCGAAGCTGGAAGTGCATTTGCTGTGGTCGCCACTTTTGAACAAATAGGACTTACACGTCAATGACCTACCTACAACTCATTAATGACGTGCTCATTCGTCTGCGCGAAACGCAGGTAGCATCTAGTAACGAAACTGCCTACTCCGCCTTGATTGGCCGTTTTGTCAACGACGCCAAGCGTCAGATTGAAGACGCCTACGCTTGGAATGTGCTGGGTCAAACCATTACAGTCACGACAACGCCAGGCACATACGTATATTCACTGACTGGCGCAGGCCAGAAGTTCCAAGTGCAAGACGTGATTAACGTTACTGCCAACGTAGCGATGAAAAACATCAGCTTCGTGGAAATGAATAGATTTCAGAACTTTGTGCCAGTGGCTGACGGCATTCCCGAATACTACTGTTTTGACGGTGTGGATAACAATGGCGATACCAAGGTGGTATTGTATGGCCGTCCAGATAACGTCTATGTCATACCATTTTCCCTGACCGTGGCGCAAGCGCCGCTGGCCTCAGACAGCACCTCAGTGCTAGTGCCCGATACGCTGGTGGTGCAAAACGCCTACGCGCGGGCGCTGATCGAGCGTGGCGAAGACGGCGGTTTGAACTCATCCGAGGCGTACCTGTTCTATCGCAATATGTTGGCCGATTACATTGCGCTCGAAGGAACGCGTTATCCCGAGGCGCAGGAGTTTGTCGCCATATGAGCCAAGCCCTCCTGACCGCAAGCATTTCAGCCCCAGGGTTTGGCGGCCTGAACACGCAGGACTCGCCGCTGGAATTGGCGGCTGGCTTTGCTCTGGTTGCGACAAACTGCATCATTGACCAATACGGGCGCATCGGCTCGCGTAAGGGTTGGGCTAGGGTTAATGCCTCGTCTGGCGCGCTAGACGCCAATGATGTCGGCACCATTCATGAGTTGGTGCAATCCGACGGCGTTTTGACAGTGTTGTTTTCCGGCAACAACAAGTTGTTCAAGCTGGATGCTACCAACGCGGTTGTAGAACTGACGTATGGGGGAGGGGGGGTAGCCCCAACGATCACGGCCAACAACTGGTCATGTGCGTCGCTCAATGGCATTACTTACTTCTTCCAGACTGGCCACGATCCGCTGATTTTCGACCCAGCAGTCAGCACGACCACTTATCGCCGCGTCACTGAAAAGACCGGCTACGTAGGCACGGTGCCCTCTGGCAACATGGTCCTGTCGGCTTTTGGTCGGCTGTGGGTCGCCAACACTGCCACAATCAAAAATACCGTCTATTTCTCCGATCTATTGGCTGGCCACGTCTGGAATACCGGAACGGCCGGTTCGCTGAATGTTGATCGAGTGTGGCCAAACGGTGCGGATGAGGTGCAGGGCCTGGCTGCGCACAACAACTTTCTGATCATCTTCGGCAAGCGCCAGATTCTGGTCTACGCCAACGCCACGACGCCAGCGACAATGAGTCTGAGCGACACCGTGGGTGGCATTGGCTGCATCGCCCGCGACTCCATCCAAAGCACGGGCAAAGATGTCCTGTTTTTGTCTAACTCTGGCGTCAGATCAGTTGCCCGCACGATTGTCTCAAATTCGGCTCCGTTGGGCGACCTGTCCAAAAACATTCGCAGCGACTTCATGAGCATCGTAGCTGGCGAGACGTTGGCCAGCATCAAGTCGGTGTACTCCGAAGCTGAGGCGTTTTACCTCATCACGCTGCCGTCGGTCAAAAAGGTGTACTGCTTTGACACCCGGCAACAGTTGCAGGACGGCTCGTTCCGCGTCACGAACTGGAACTCTATTGAGCCAACGGCGTTTCTGTCGCGCCGTAACGGAGATGTGCTGATCGGGAAGAACGGTTACATCGGCAAGTACAGCACTTACCAAGACCATACTGCCGCCTATCGAATGCAGTATTACACCAATCACGCCGACCTGGGCAATGCCAATGTCACGTCATTGCTCAAGCGTCTGAAGGTGGTGGTCATTGGCGGATCTAATCAGTTCGTTACGATGAAGTGGGGCTTTGATTTTGCGACTAACTACTTGTCGGCCAATGCGCTGATCCCGACGCAAGGCACCTCAGAATATGGCATTGGTGAGTACGGCGTCGCTCAATACTCAGATGGTATTGCCTTGCAAACTTTGAGTGTACAAGCCACCGGCAGCGGTAAAATTGTTCAAACCGGGTATGAATCCAATATTAACGGCTCCGCGCTGTCGATTCAACGAATTGAGATTCAGTCCAAAGACGGGAAAATGTCATGAGTAACTACACACAGTCCACGAACTTCGCCACCAAAGACGCGCTGCCGTCTGGCGATCCGCTGAAGATCGTCAAGGGCACGGAGATCAACACGGAGTTTGTCAACATCGCTGTGGCCGTGGCGACTAAGGCTGATTTGCTGTCTCCTACATTTACTGGTGTCCCCGCCGCCCCGACTGCTTCAGCAGGCAATAACAGCGCGCAACTTGCCACTACGGCATATGCTGACGCCGCCATCGCTGCCGCAAAACAAGCGCTGTACCCCGTAGGCTCGATCTATATCAATGCGGGGGTGACGACCAACCCAGCAACACTCCTTGGCTTTGGTACTTGGGTTGCATTTGGCGCAGGTTGCGTCATGGTGGGTTTGAACGGCAGCGATCCGTTGTTCGACGCCTTGGAAGAGACTGGCGGTAGCAAGGACGCGATTGTTGTTTCCCACAATCACACCGCGACTTCATCCGTAACAGACGCTGGACACAGCCATTTGACCGGAAATCCAAATACAGGCGGCGGAAGTTATTTTGGTGTAGCTTCAGCAACTGGCGGTAATGCGGTAGATAGAGATGGATTAGTCTCAGGGTTACTTGGTAACAACACATACAGAACAAGTACCCAAACTACAGGCGTTACTGTAGCAACAACAACCGCGTCAACAGGCGCCTCCGGCACCGACGCCAACCTTCAGCCGTATATCACTGTGGCTATGTGGAAGCGCACTGCATGATAACGCACCACTTCAGCGATGGTCTGTACGCCAAGCAAGCGGTTATCCCCGCAGGTACGGCCATTCTGAAGCACACACATGACTTCAGTCACCTGTCGGTTCTTGCTTCTGGCAAGGTGGCGGTAATGAAGGGTGAAGAGATTGAAGTGATTGAAGGCCCGGCCTGCATAGAGATCAAGGCTGGTCTGACGCACGGCGTCAAGGCAATCACTGACTGCGTTTGGTTTTGTATTCACGCCACCGACGAGAAAGACCCGTCAAAGGTGGACGACGTTT